CTACCGTGAGGATTTCGACATTCGCTTCGACATGTGTATTACCATCGCCAGCAAGGGTATTAGCGACCAACAAGAAGTCACCAACCACGTAATCAACTGTTCCGTGATCGTTGGCAGTTGCAGTTAATACGTGAAAATGAACGTCATTGATTTCCGCATCATCTACGCCGTACATGCCAATCGTCGCATTCGCATATGAATCAGCAGTCGTATTCCCGAACAACAGATTGGCCTCTGTCCTTGTAGGAGCCTTTCCGAATTGAGACGGTGCCCAAATCGGTGAATCGTCGGCTGTATCGGTTTTCGTCCATTGTGCCATAAAAGCTACTCCCCAGGTTTAATTCCTAGTGTTATTTATACGTTCTTTCTATTCAATCATCGGTTATCATCATGTCGAGCATATACTTTGAGCTTCGTGATACCTTTTTCTCTTTCCCATTTATGACAACTTTAACCTCGTCATACTCTTCCGGGAGCATTTCTTTCTTGGTTTCATGATAGGAAGGGCGATCAGATTCCTTCTCCAATCGCTTCTTCCAAACGTCATATGGTGTTTTGTCTTTCATCCAACCCTCAAATATCCGCCTTATCCACTTTATCATTGCTGCTACCAAATCCTGTACGTTTTTCGCATGTAATCTTTGTAATCTTCCATCCTGGGTGTTGCCAATACCATGTTTTTGCAACTTGAGCCTGAACACCGATAATACACTGTTGAGCTGATATTTGTTCTGTAAACGGAGGTAGGACAAAATCTCTGCATTCTATTTTCTTTGTAGCGGGATCAACAATAAGAAAGTGACAAGCACTTACTATAACTACGAGGATGGATTCTCCCATAAGGTGTTTCCTTCTGTTACAGCATCGAATATATATTTATGTCAAGTCGTCGTCCATCTTTCTTGCTTTGCCATTATTGATATAGCTGTTGACCCGAGTGAACGCATATTGTTTCCGATTCATATTGCAACTTCGTCCTGGCCATGCTTCCAGTCCCCGATTGTAAACCTCTCTAATCACACTCGATTTATATCCACTTTGTTTTGCTTTTCCCATGAGAGCGAGAGATTCAGCCATTGTGAGTGACTCATTAAATTTGTATCCGCTATCCTGTTTCCGTTTGATATCATCCCACCAGTCCTCCCGATCTGGAACGGACCTGTTTTTGTTCGCATCGAGTTGTTTGCCCACTTTTTCATCGTGTTTATGGTGTTTAACATCAAGTTTATGGTGTTTAGCATCAAGTCTGTTTCTCTTTGCCTCACTCTTCTTTCTTAGTATATCCCGGCGTCTATCTTTCTTGGCATCTAACCATGAACGCACGATGTTGTTGAAGGTACGCATGGGACCTTCACGATAGTAGGTGGCTTCACTTACCTTACGAAGTTCCTTTGTGCTTTCTCTTTCGTCATATTTGTCTCCGTGTTCTTTCTTTCTTCTCTCATAGCTCTCAGGATACTTGTCTTTCCAGCGTTCGACTTTCTTCATTCGAAGTGCTACATACTTTTCCTTCTCGGTATCGACCTTGGACTTTGGTGCAAAGCGTTTTGGTGCTCGACTGCGTAACCATTTATCTCTGTCCCGTTCCCCGGATTTTGAGTCAGCGTAGTCACCCTCAAACCCAGTTGGAATACGAGGTGGTTTGGAACCAATGCTCAATCCAGGATGACGCTTTTTAATGCTCTTTATATTTTTTGCATCATCTTTGGCAAGATCAGGATCGCGAACTTCTGATTTAGCGTCCATCCTATCCATTTTCGTGTCATGCTGACGTTTTTGTTTCTTCCAATCCAGGTGTGATCTATAGAGGTTATTGAACGTGCGCCAGAGACCCATTGGATGCCCAGATGAACTCCTTCCGCGTGTCACTGTTCCACTACTTCCTCGTCTCGCTGTACTCCCACGAACGGCGGCTTTGGTCCCGAATGAATGACCGCGACCTTTGGAAGTGCGTACCTTATTACTTGCTTTGCTGCGTACTTTGGTCATTTTGGTTGCCCCTAGAGCCCGTCGTTTTCCAACTGAACCACGGAGAGCTTCCACAATCGAAGCCTGCCGACCCTTCTTCCTATTTTTTGGCCACTTCTTACCGGGGACTTCATCTTTCTGATTGTCAAGTTCAACATCCATTCCATAGGGGTTGATGACACCTTTGGCTGTCTTACCTTCTATGGAATCTCTCGCTCTTGTCCGTCCTACTGGATTGGGATCATAGGGATCGGAGACATCAAAGGGGTTGACTTCGATATATGGATGTTTACCGGGGTCTTTTGTGGTTGGTTCGTTGTCTTCTTCGCCGGGCATCTTGGCGTAGTGTTTATCCCCTATTTCCCGTTCATCGGCTGGCTCATCATCATCATCACCCTTCTTGGAAAACTTGGGTAGTTTTTCATTTTTCCTATCAACTTGATACTCCTCATCCTCACCGTTATTTTCAATATCTTCCTCGTCATCATATTTCTTATTGGTTGTTGATTTGCTTACGGATTTGGATTCCTCGCCCCCCTCGTCATCTTTCTTGACGGATTTGGACTCCCCGTTGCCGTCTTTGGCCTTCTTTTTACCCGTCTTCGTTCCCTTTTCATCTCCGGGGCACTCACACTCCTCATCATCCTCAATTTCATCATTGTCCCCCTTCTTGCCATTTTTTTCCTTCTTGTTGGCAAATTTGGAGAACTTGTCGAGTTTCTTGCTTTTGGATTTTTTATTGTCGTCGTCGAGGGCTGGCTTCATGAGTGTTTTCCTTAGACTTAACTCTTTATGCTTATTAGTCTATTTATACAGATACTTACTTGGGGCACCAGATACTGTCGGATATGCTTTGCTCCTTATAATCATAGCCCATTTTCTGGAGCAAATTCATAACATCCCCCTTCCTGCCATTTTCAGCAATCACCACAGGACGGAACTTTTCTATGGTCTTTATTGCACCTTGAAGAATCCGACCTTCATAACCCTCTACGTCGAGTTGAATTAAGTCGCAATCCGATAAGTTCAAAGTATCGATTGTGAGACAAGGAATATAGCCCCCTCGCTGAACTTTACAAATGCCTGATGTTTTATCCGGATGACCTTTCATTTCCACCATCTCAATCTTACTTCCCAATGCGCAGTTCATCTTGATAACATTATCGAAGGGACAGTTTAGAACAAGACAATGGAAGGCAATCGGGTTGGGTTCGAAGGCGTATACTGTCTTAAATGTATCAGCATAAAATCTCGCATGAATACCGTGATTGGCTCCGGCAGTAACTACTACATCTCTTTTTTTTACGAACTGAAAGTACTTATCCTTGTGAGATTGCTTCCAGTTCATTGATGGACCTTCCCAGGAATTCGTATCTCCCTTGATCCACCACCAATTCTTCACACCACATAAATCATCGGGTTTACATTCGAACAAATCGATGTACTTTCTCCCCGGCATTGATTTTACCTTTGGCGTTGTTAGTTTGTGAGTGATATTTATGGGGTGTTAATTTTCGGGGTAATGGCGGCGTTTACCGCTAGTGTCATAAAGAATAACAAGTTTTCCCCAACTTAGCATATTTTCAATCATGTTTCTCGCACCGGCTGACTTACCGTCCCACACGATAACTGCTGCATCTGCGTATTCGGCCATCTCTCGATTTCTAATAGGCCCTGCTACTTTCCCATATCGTTTCCAATCTGCCCAAAATGGTGTGACTCTAATATTGTGTTCCAGAGCATAGGCTTCTCCTAACTTATCAACTCCCATAGCACATCCTGAGACGATTTCTGTTATTGCTAGTTTGCTTTTCTCAATGCAGTTGAACACCAAGTTTTTGTCGTGAATGCTACGACTACCAGCAATTACAGTTTTCATATGTATGCCCTCTATTTGAAATCCTTGAACGCATCTCCCTTCAGCATGTTAAACTCGTACTTCGGCTTCTCATTAATATCCGAAGTCAGGTCATCCTGTGCGGACTGTTCAACATCGTACAGTCGCATTTTGGACTTATTGATACCGATGACGAACTTCCTATTTTGGTCCTCGTCACGGAATCGGTTTTTCAGTTGTATGATTTGGAATTGATTAAGGGCTTTCATCTCTTTGCTTTGTGTGATGGCGAAGATCATGGTGGCAGGATAAAGAAGACCATAAGATTCAGCGACATCTGCCTTGGTCGGTTCTGAGGATTCCGACCCTTTACGATTAAGCTGGGTCGCGGTGATCACAGGTAAATTGTTCTCCTGTGCAAAACCGACCAGTTCTTCCGCAATCGCTTTGATATATCCGTAACTCCCCTCATTTTGTTTAACTCTAATTGAGGTACAGATATTTATGTAATCAACGTAGACAATATCAGGTACGAAATTTTTCTTGAGTTTTAGTTCATTCAGGAGGAATCTAAAATTACCGACATTTGCAGTTGACATCGGGTATTCCTTGATAAAGAGTTTGCCCTTGATCTTCTCCAGCATCTTAGCAATGCGTTTTTGGTATGTACTATATGGAATGATCTTGAGTTCTTCAGTTTCAGTGTCTAGTAGGTTAGCGTCAATTCTCTGTGAAATGCTCGGTTCTCCTACTTCCCCCATTTCTAGTGTAATATAAAGTACATTTTTACCGAGTGTCAGATTACCCGATGCGAGAGAACAGAGTACAATCGTCTTACCTATTCCTGTTGCACCCATGAATACCGTAAGAGTTCTTTTTCCAGCCCCCCCACATGATACAGTATTCAGTATCTCTATGTCATAAGGAATTCGTTCAAGATGATCATGGTACTTCTCATATCGAAGTTCCCAATCCTCATTGAAATTATGACCAATGTGGCTATCGAAAGAAACAGCTAATGCATCGGAGAGAATGGATGGAATGGCTCCTTCACTGAGTTGCTTTTCCTTCCCCTCGACAATTTGGATGGACTTAATCAAGGCATTTTTTATGGCGCGGGATGAACAGAACTCCTCCGTCTGATCCAGGAGCCATTGAGGGTCCGTTTCATTATTGATTGAGAGTTTTTCAATCTTGGTTCTGATGCTTTTGTACTCAGACTCATTGAGCCCATTTATTTTTGAGAGGTCAATGAGTAGGGCTTCCTGTGTGGGGAAAGCCGTGTACTTTGTGATGTAGTCGGAAATCAGAATGAAGAGTTGCCGGTCACTGCGGTCGTGGAAATACTCGGGTTTCAGAAATGGTACAACCTTCTTTCCAAACTCCTCATTCAGAACAAGATTGGACAGAATCAGGTCTTCGATCATTCACATTAAAACCAATAGGCACCAAATTCCTGAAGAACGGCTACAGCAGCCAATACGAAAAACAACGCGACTGAGAATTTCACGAACCCTGGTAGTCGTTGTTTGTAATCCCAATTATCCTTTACCATTATTTTGTCCTTTAAAAGTAGCCAATGTTGTTATTGCAGGAATGACCGACTTTATTTTCAGAAGTCGTTCTCTCAGTTCTATGTTCTCATTCAGGAGTTCGGTGTTGTTATCGTAAAGCCGAGTCATGTCGTCTTTAAGTGCCGCATATTCAAGTTCTAGGTATTCCAAACGTTTCCATCTTTCTGACATCGGGGAGGGTGGGTTATTGTCCTTCATTACGATCCCGTTCTTCTCTATATACCTCATCATGCATTTCAGATACCAGTGTTTGCAAAAATTGAAGTTCTGGAGAAAACCCAAACTGCGCCTTATAGTCCTCAACAAACTTCTTTGTGATTACTGCGTTGAGAACTTTAGGTTTGTCTTCTCCTACAACTTTGCGAATGATAGTGTACGAAATATCTTCAGTTACTATGTCATTTACCATATGTGAATTCCTTTTTTGCGGCATCTTCCAATTTCTTCATAATCTCCTCGGTAAAATACTTCTCCGGGTCATCGTTAATCGTCTTGCCCCATACCTTCCTGCCATCGGGAAGGAGATATTGCTTGCCAGACTTTTTGATGATCTCATACTTCTCTGCCAGTTGCAACAGACCGTACCATTTATTGAGTCCGGTGTCATATCTGAGGCTCATCTGGACCACGGCATTTTCACGAGACACACGACTTTTTGTAGTCCGCGCCCTGATGTTTATCCCAAGTGTTTTTTTAGCCGCACCTTCACCTTCCTTGTCGAGTGATTTGGTAAGTAAGATGATTGAATGAGCGGCATACTTTAGTCCACCCCCACCAGCAATCTCCTCTGGTACATGTGGTTTGTCTGGCTGTTCATATGTGTGATTGGTCAGGAGAAGAGGAACACCTGCCTTTCCGAGTCTCAATGTGAGGGTTCTGAATATTCCCTTCACAATCTTCGCTCTCTGCCCCATGTCTCCTGGACTCTTTTCATCTCGCACGTTTTTCATCTCACTATCCGATGCTAACATTCCAAGGGAGTCTATAACAATGAGTAAGGGTGCGTCCGTTTGCTTTGCGATATAGGTATCTATAGCTTTAACACAATGCACTTTGAATATTTCAAGGGTTTCTGGTTCTGAATGGATAACTCTTGACGTATCAATACCTCTACCTTCCATTAGCTTTTTGGGAACAGCGGCTTCGGTGTCGTAATAGAGGACCATTGCTGTTGGGTCTTTGTCCAGGAATGACTTGACAATACCGAGAGCAATATATGTTTTGCCGGTCGCGCTCTTACCAGCTAGTGCCGTAATCTTGTTGTTGACCATCCCACCATAGAGAGAACCGGAAAGGAGTCCGTTAAGAATATAGCATCCTGTATCCACAAATCCAGAATACTCAGCACAGGATTTACCCTCTGCTGCAACTGTAGTGTACTCATCTGCGATTGATTTAAAGAAGTCCTCAAATACGTTGTTCTTAGCTTTCATTTGGACTACCTTCATTTTTCTCTCCTTTGTAAATTGGTTCTAATTTATCGTTGTGAGAATAATACTTGTAAAGTCCAACTCTTGCTTCTATTGTCATCTCTATTGCGGAGTTGAATGATTCTTCCCAGTTTGCAGACAAGTGACGGGAAGCGTTGTAGATGATTTGTTTGACCCCCCGTTGAATTGCCATCGCCGTGCATTGTGAACAGGGAGGGTGTGTTATGTAGAGTGTTTTTCCTGGTCGATCTGCAAACAGAAGTGCATTACACTCCGCATGAAGAATTCGCCTATGTTTCTTCGGTCTGTTAAGATAGAGTGTCTTGTCATCTGCCGTCCCTCTTGCAAATCCATTGTACCCGATTGAGACAACACGGTTATCATCATCAACTAACACCGCGCCGACTTTTGTGGAGGGGTCTTTGGATTTTTTTGATGCGTGGTCTGCTAATGTCAGGAAGAACTCATGCCAATTCATATTATGCTCATTTTTGCTTTCATGCCAACTCATTTTGTATCCTTTGGTGGGTCTGGTAGAGGCATCCAACCCAAACAATCACTTTCCCAAATTCCATGCCAACCCGAATACTCAATATGAAAATACTCACCATTCCAATGTGCTATAGTGATGAAAGGATCAAGTGTCACTCCCTTTCCTGTGGCAGAGCTTCTATTGGCGCATATCAAAATTGGCCTAGTAGCTTTTGCTTCTTCTAAGGTGTCTGGTTTTGGAGCTGTTTCTATTGATTGCCAGTTCATTTTGTATCCTTTGGTGGGTCTGGTAGGGGCATCCAGTGCGTTGGGACTAAATCTGGGTACACCATGCTATACTCATCCCCCCAACCTATACTAGTTCTCCAACCTGTGTAATTTTCCCCTCCTAGTGTCGAACCTGTATTTTTGAAATCGGGGTCATACATGCCAATTCATATTATGCTCATTTTTGCTTTCATGCCAACTCATTTTGTATCCTTTGGTGGGTCTGGTAGAG